AACAGAAGTTGGACGTTTAGAGGTATTAGGTGAATTGCTTATAGAAAATAAATAATATAATTTTAATATATTTATAAAATATGGATAATTTCAACTTAAGAGCATATTTAAATAGTCAAGTTTTACTTGAAGATATCCCAGGTCCTCAAGCTGATGAAGCTGAATTAGATGCCTTGGATAATGAAATTGCTTCGGCATTTGCCTCTGGTTTAGGTGCTTTACAAGGTCAAGTTGCTGAAGTTAAAGGACAAGTTGCTGAGGCAGAAACTGATTTAAACGAAGCAGTTATTACCTCGTTACTTATATCAATTTTACTATCAGCTCCTAAATTATTAGAAATTGTTGGTGGTATGGTTAATAAAATTGCCGCTAAATTTTCTAAAGAAAAAGGTGAAGTACCTGCTGCTGAAGCTTTAATTCACGCTGGTCATTATTTAGAAGAAAAATATTTAGGTTTACTTAAAAAAATACTTAAAGTAACAGGTATTGCTAAAAAAGCAAACATTAAAACAGATGCTGAATTAGAAATAGCCGCTAAAGTATTATTATATGTTATATTAGGAGTAGCAGCTACATCAGCAGGTTTTGCTTCAGCAGAAGCAATTGGTGGTGCTATAGCCGGAAAAGGTGTAAGTGTTGCTACTTATGGTTTAGCTAAAGGTAGTTTAGCAGGATTAAAAGGTAAAGAAATTATTTCAGGAATAAAATCATTATCAGTAAAAGTTTAAACATATTTATAATAAAATATAAAAATATAAAAACATGGCATTAACAAGATACGAAGCATCTTTAGGTTGGTCAGTAGCAACTGATAACACATTTTCAATTGGATTTGGATCTTATTCTTCAGATATACAAACCCGGCTGGTTCAAGCTGTAAACTATGATACCTTTTTAACAACTGTATCAGCAACACCAAACCCACCAAGCCCCGTATCCTCTTGGCTTATTCCAAATACATCAGCATCAAATATAACATTTACTACTTTTAATGATACAACGAGTGTAGCAAGTGGAATGCCTCAACAAATGATTAATGCCTCCAACCCCGGAAATGATAATGCATATTGGGGTGTTTATTTTGGTGCTATAACTGGTCAAGGACAATTAGCATTAGCATTAGGTAAAATTCAAGTTTATGGTACAACAGTAACAACTTTAGCGGGTAATGGTAATGATCCTAATAATGCAACATCATTAGCAGGATTACAAGCTTTATTTTTAAAAATAGGTCAAAAATATGCAAATTTTGGTGGATGGGTCCCTGGAGGTAATGTTCAAACTTCTATTGATTCTGCTCAAGAAGCAGGGATTATGATATCATTAAATGGATGTATTGTCTACTCAGGATAATATTTAAATAACATTTAGAGCGATTCATAGCCGCTCGTCCGCAAGGATATATAATATTGGAGCTGTGGCCCACCTTAAAAAGTGGGCTACTTTTTTTATTTAAACTTGGAAAATTAAAAGATATGACGTATATTAAAGCATTAAACAAACTGGAAATGAGTAAGAAAATTGTAATTGTTGGTGCAGGAGTAGCAGGTGTAAACGCAGCTACAAAACTAGTAGACAATGGATACGATGGTAGTTTAATTACCATTATTGATATGGGTAAAGACCCTTATAAAAGATTACCTGAAGAGGTAATGACAGGTTTTTTAGGTGCTGGAGGTTGGAGTGATGGTAAATTAACATACCATACAGCTATTGGTGGTCAGTTATCCAAGTATTGTGGTGAGGAAAAAGCAATGGAATTGATGGATCAAGTCATCACTAATTTCAAACGTTTCCATCCTAAACCAGAGGAGGTACAATGTTCAAATCCAGATACAGAACCAGAATTTATTAAACCATACTTTGGTTTACGATTGTTTCCTGTATGGCATGTAGGTACAGATTATCTATCTGAGATTGCTAAAAATTGGTACGATTATTTAGTATCTAAAGGAGTACAATTCCATTGGGAAACTAAAGTAACCAGCATCAATTTTAGACACAACGAGGTTGTAATGCATTCAATTAAACCCGAATTTGCAACTATGGATAATGATGGGATATTCTATGATGAACTTATTTTTGCAGTAGGTAAATCAGGAATTGATTTTGCTCAACAACTAGCCAACCAGTACGAACTACCAGACGAACCTAAATCAGTTCAAATTGGAGTTCGATTCGAAGCCCCACAAGAACACTTCCAAAAACTAATCGATATTTCATACGACTTTAAGTTATATAGAAAATTTGACGATAAAGGTGTTTCACTACGCTCATTCTGTACAAACAATAATGCCGCTTATGTTGCTGTAGAGGAAACATATGGTGATCATAGTTACAATGGCCACGCTAAAAAAGATCCAAAATACCTAAACGGAATGACCAATTTTGGTATTTTAATGGAAATTAATGGTATTGAAGATCCATTTACTTGGTCACGTGATGTAGTAAATAAAATACAATCAAATGGTACTGGTTTATATTATAGTCCTTCTCGTCAACCATCAACTACATCTGAAGGTAAGGATGTAAGTGCAACTCAAATTAGTTGGTTACAATTATTAGGAGTAATGGAAGCGTTTGATGGATTTTTTGAATACATTGTTGATTTTATTGATGATATGAAAAAAGTATTCCCAACATTAGGAGATGATTGGGGTATTTATATTCCTGAAGTAAAATATCTTTCACCTGAGGTAAAAGTAGATTATTCTAACCTAGCATTAACTGATTATCCAAACGTACACTTTGTAGGCGATGCTTTATCAGCACGTGGCATTACAGTATCAGGAGCACAAGCAATTTATGTTGCTGAAGCATTTTTAAATACATTTGGAAAAGCAACAAATCTTCCGTATGTTTGTGAATGGGATAATATTCATGGAGATATATTTAACTAAAATAATATGGAAGAAAAAATAAATAGAAAATATGAAGCTGCTAAAAAATTAACTAAAGCAGATGGTACTATTGCTTATGTATTTGATAATAAATTACATAATTGGGATGGTCCAGCACATATTCCACAAGGTGATAATCGTAAACGTGAATATTATTTAAATGGAATTCAGTTTACTGAAGAACAATGGAAAGAAGCAAGGAGAGAACGTGAAGGATTGCCTTGGTATAAACAAGCATCATCAAAAGGAGGCACAAATAGATTTTAAAATGGGACACAAGTATGAACCAATTCCTCGTAAAGGAGATAGATATGAGAAAGCATGGGGTTACGAGCTTTGGATTGTAAATCATGAAGCATATTGTGGTAAACTCCTTGTATTTGAAAAAGATAAAAAATTCTCAATGCATTACCATTTAATTAAAGAAGAATCATGGTATGTGTCTAAAGGAGAATTTGAATATAGGTGGATTGATACTGAAAAAGCAATTATTAAGTCAACTAGGATTATTGAAGGAGATGTTGTAGATTTAGAACAAGGTCAACCACATCAATTAATTGCACTTACTGAAGGAGCTACAATTTTTGAAGTATCAACCAAACATTTTGAAGAAGATAGTTATAGAGTATTACCAGGATCATCACAATTATGAAAATAGGATTTTGCGGAACAATGTCAGTAGGTAAAACAACGCTTGTTAATGCGTTGAAAGAATTACCTGAATTTAAGGATTATCAGTTTAGAACTGAGCGTTCAAAGTATTTGATGGAATTAGGTATTCCATTAAACACAGATTCAACAATTAAAGGTCAAATTGTATTTTTAGCTGAACGAGCTAGTGAATTAATGTGCAAAAACATTATTACAGATCGCACTATTGTTGATGTCATTGCATTTACTAAAGCAGCTAAATCAATTGATTATCATGAAGCTGAAGATTTTATTCATTTAGCAATACGAATGTTACCTGAATACGATTATTTATTTTATGTATCTCCAGAAGGTGTTGAAATAGAAGATAATGGTGTTCGTGAAACTGATGTTGAATATCGCAATTTAATTGATTTTATTATCAAACATCAGCTAGATAGCAATAAATGGAGAATTAAAAATTTGGTAAATATAAAAGGTTCTACAGAAGAACGTATTGCACAAGTTAAATCTGCACTTTCTTTGTAATATTTATAACAAAATCTTCATAATGAAAAAATCTGAATTAAAAGAGTATATCAAAGAAATGATTGTATCTGAATTAACAGAAGTAGATACTGACAAAACTCGTGGTACTGTAGTAATGCCCAAAGCATCTAACCCAGCCGACATTAAAAAACTTACAGCTCAAGGTGTTGACATTGAGTTAAAAGAAGAGGATATGGATGATATGGAACCAACAGCAAAAGATATTGCTGCAAATTCTTCAATCGCTAAATTAAAATCAAAGTACGAAGAAGTAACAAAGCAAATGAAAGCTGTTGTTAACAACTATAAGAGTGCTGAAGGTGCTGAAAAAGATAAATACGTAACTCAATTAAAAAACTTAACTAAACTTAAGAAAGAAATTGAAGCTATGATTAACCCTTCAATTGACGACGAAGAAAATTAATATTATGGATTTTTTAAAAAAGGTTTTTGGTAATATTCAAACATTACTTATTGTAGTGTTAGTTATCGTTATTTTAATGAAATCATGTGGTGAAGAAACTACAGATCCTCAAATTATTACCAAAACAAAAACCGAATATATTTCAGTAGAAAAAAAAGTACTTCAATATGTTCCAAAATGGAAAACACGTATTAAAACTAAAATAAACATTGATACTTTTTTAACAAAAGTTGATACATCTGCTATTTTAAATGATTATTATTCTAAATATTATTATGAAGATACATTATCTTTAGATACATTAGGATATGTTTTAGTAAAAGATACTATTAGTAAAAATAAAATTACATCTCGTAATGTTAATTATAAATTATTAATTCCAAAAATTACAATTGAAAAAACTATTATTCTTAATAAAAGAGAATTTTATACTGGTTTTGGAGTAACAGGTAATTTAGATCAATTAAATTATATAGGTGTTGAAGGATTATATAGAACCAAGAAAAAACAAGCATTTGGTTTAGGTATTGGAGTTAATCAAAATCTTATTCCTGTAGTATCTGGCCGAATGTACTGGAAACTAGGAAAATGAGCCAAGATTTAAGAGAAATTATAAGACAGGAATACATTAAATGTGCAGCTGACCCTGCCCACTTTATGAAAAAATACTGTAATATTCAGCACCCACAACGTGGCCGTGTAATATTCAATTTATACCCATTCCAAGATAAAGTATTACATTTATGGAGAGATAATCCATATTCAATTGTATTAAAATCACGTCAGTTAGGTATATCAACATTAGCCGCAGGTTATTCTTTATGGTTAATGCTATTTCATAAAGATAAAAACGTGTTGTGTGTTGCAACTAAGCAAGAAACAGCTAAAAACATGGTAACGAAAGTTAAATTCATGTTTGATAATTTACCTTCATGGCTTAAAATACCAGCAGACGAACATAATAAATTAACATTAAGATTAAATAACGGATCTCAAATTAAAGCAACTTCAGCATCAAGTGATGCAGGTCGTTCAGAAGCCGTTTCTCTATTGATTGTCGATGAGGCAGCTTTCATTGAACAAATTGGTGAGATTTGGGCATCAGCTCAACAAACTTTAGCAACGGGTGGTGGTGCGATTGTATTATCTACTCCTTACGGTACAGGTAACTGGTTCCACCAAACGTGGATTAAAGCAGAAAATTCTGAAAATGACTTTTTACCTATTAAATTACCTTGGTTTGTTCACCCTGAACGAAATGAAGAATGGAGAAAACGTCAAGACGAATTATTAGGAGATCCTAGATTAGCAGCACAAGAGTGTGATTGCGATTTTAGTACTTCAGGTGATATAGTATTCTATTCAGAATGGTTAGAATTTATCACACAAACAACAATAAAAGATCCTCTTGAAAGAAGAGGCGCTGACCAGAACTTTTGGGTATGGGAACCAGCAGACTATACAAGAGATTATATGGTAGTAGCTGACGTAGCCAGAGGCGATGGTAAAGATTTTTCAACTTGTCACGTAATCGATATTGCCACTAACGTACAAGTTGCAGAATATAAAGGGCAATTACCTACTAAAGAATTTGGATATTTTCTAGTAGGTGTTGCTACCGAATATAATAATGCTTTACTTGTAGTTGAAAATGCTTCTATTGGTTGGGCAACTATTGATGCTGTAATTGAACGAGGTTATCGCAATTTATATCAATCACCAAAGTCAGATCAACTCACAGCAGAGTCGTATTTAAAGACATACGAGGGTTCATCCGATATGACCCCTGGATTTACAATGTCAATGCGTACTAGACCATTAATTGTCAATAAATTCCGAGAATTTGTTGGTGATCGTTCCGTGACAATTCGCTCGAAACGTTTAGTTGAAGAGATGAAAGTATTCGTATGGAAAAATGGTAGACCCGAAGCTCAAACAGGTTATAATGATGATTTAGTAATGCCCTTTGGTATTGCTATGTATTTAAGAGATACATCTTTAAAATTCCAACAACAATCTCACGACATGACTCGAGCTACGCTTGGAAATATGAGTAAGAGTACGTATGTTGGTGCTTATAATCCAAATCAAGTAAAAAATCCATATACCATTCAAACAGATAAGGGAACGGAGGACATTAGTTGGATTTTGTAAATATTTATAGTATATAATAAAACATAAAAATGGCTGATAAAAGTTTATTTACCCGATTACAACGCCTGTTTTCAACAGACGTTATCATTCGTAATCAAGGAGGTAACGAATTAAAAGTAATGGATGTTGATTCAATTCAACGTTCAGGCGATATTGCTACTAACTC